ATGAGAGCAATTCCAAACCTAGAGGGATTGGTTCGTGGTGATGAATTGCGTAAAGTGTATGCATTAAAGCCAGGAGGCAATCGACATTGCATTTACATTCTAACCGATGGTGATGACGAATGAGTTGCAACCATCGAAACTACATCACAGAATATAAAATTCAACGTGGATGGGTTCTCAATCCTAATCGATTAGACAAAATCTCCCATGTTCGAAGACAATGTTATGATTGTGAATGGACTTCGTTCGCTACAAAAGTGCCAGAGCCGATCGATTACTGATCACTTCATCGCTTTCTTTGTCGCACGATGAGCCCGGCTCATCAATTGTGTGACTTTAGAACGAGGATGCTTCTTGATTAGTTTCTTTAATTGAATTCCGAATTCTTTGGAATACTTTGAAACCTTTTTCTTTTTCTTTTTCGATGGTGCAGCTGCAAGAGTTGCACCTTCGCTTTCACGCTCTGATCCAATCAAGGATCTTAGAGCTTCATATTCTTCTAATGTTAATGTCACAGTTGCCATTTTAATTACTCCTGGTTAATGATGCGGTCCACATTGCGATTGCGATCGATCGTGCGATTGGTGCCAGGCGTGGATTAAAGATCCCAATCATTGTTGCTTTCCTGGCTAATCTCCGATCATCAGCTGCAGAACATCCGTTGTTCGAACAAGCCAGGTCATGAACTCGACACGCTCGATCTAACACGTCGATTGGTTTTACCGACCAATCCACTCCTGGATCGTTTGAAGCAAGTGGTTTACCACCCGTCCAATTAGGACCGCAGTAATTACCATGTATCTTGACCAGGGTATTCACCCCATTCAAGCAGACAATACTTCAGACTGTACTAGGGCCGCAAATATATCAGCAGTTGCACGTGCACGGTATCCGTATAGTTTACCAGCCATGGCTTTAGCACCTGCATTGTTGGTGCCTTGAAGACCCACGTGGAAATCATTTGTTGCAATTATTCCTAAGAAGTCAAGTGTTGCAGCCGGAGATTCAACTAAACGCATGAATGAAACTGCTGTGACTCCCGATGATCGGATGTCAAGTTTAGCGGTCGCCATGCAATTTGCGTTGGAGAGATTCACAATTGCGGTTTGAGAAGTGGAGGTAAGAGACACTGATGTTGCGGTATTAGTACCAGGGATCATGTCAGGTGCGCTTGGATCCAAATTAATCGCAGTGACTACGAAAACTTCTCTATCCAATGGGGATAAATTTAGATCTACACTCGTTTGAGTGAATGTGTTTGCGGCGGATTCTGTGACATCGAATCCTATTGAGACTGTGCTGCTGGTGCGTTTTAGGCCGGTTGGCATATCGGTGTGGAAAGTAAACTCGCTAATAAATCTTGGCGCCGATCTACAAGTTGCAGGTAATCTTCTAATCTAAATTTGAAGATGACTTCACTACCTATACCATCCACCCCACCCACCGCCTATGCTACACACACACTACTTAGTTTAACGCTACCTTTTCCATCGGATATACATATATGATTGGACCTTTTCGCTAGGCATGATGAGACAAAAACTGATCACTCTAGACCCCACATCGTGGGAACGGGCCATGAAGAAGCCGAATTTCAGCGCATGGGTACGCCAGCAATTGCAAATAGAAGCCGATATGGGTACCAAGAAGCCCCGTTATTCATTCTACAACGAATATATGGAGCAGAAGGAAAAGGAGGAGGCCTCTGAATGATAATAATGACCAGCGATAGATGCCCACATTGCGATTCGATAGTGTACATGCTTCTCCATCCAAAGCAAAACAAAGCAGGTGAAGTAATTGTGTACCCTGAAGATGGTGACCAACTAAAGCATGCTCATGCCGATGGATGCTTTTTAGATCGCGAAGGTGTTCTTTGCATCACAAGATTCGATGATAATACCCTGGTGCCGGATTATGTTTGTATTTTCTGCAGGTGGGAATCTTGAGTAGGCAAAAAGAACACTCGAGATTTGTTAAGCTCTATTTTAGAGATCAGAACAAAATAATGAGAGCAATTCCAAACCTAGAGGGATTGGTTCGTGGTGATGAATTGCGTAAAGTGTATGCATTAAAGCCAGGAGGCAATCGACATTGCATTTACATTCTAACCGATGGTGATGACGAATGAGTTGCAACCATCGAAACTACA